GACGCGTCGGTCGGCAGCTTCGCAGTCGAGTCAGCAACCCACTTGTCAAAGTCAATGCCGATCGCCTCGCGCATGTCCGGGTCGCCGACCTTCCAAGCCTTCATGCGCCGAGTGGCATCCTCCTGCCAGTACACATCGCCCTGCGACAGAACGTTCGAGACATCGACGGCCGCCGCGTTCTCGACGGCCTTCTTCGCCTCGGCCGCAGCAATCTCGGCGTTTCTGGCAGCAACCCTGGCGTTGTAAAACTCCTCTTCGCCAAGCGCGGTGCCCACATTGCCAACCGCCTGCCCAAGCCCCACCAGCGCCGCGGCGCCCGGGTCATTGGGCGATACACTGCTTGAGGCATTGGGCGCCGCCTGAGCGCCGCCAGCAAGAACCTGACGCTGATAGACCGGGATCGCGCGAACCATTATGTGACCTTCCCAGATACGCCAGCCTTAGCCGCGCTGATTTTCGATTGCATACCATAGTAGCCGGTGCCCGCGTTCAGCATGGACGACGCCGCATTGAGATACGACGAAGCAACCGCTTTGCGGCCTCGGTCGCGCGCCACTTGCGCGCCAGACCGCTGAATCGCAGCAGTGTCTCTCAGGCCGGCCGCCTTCAAGTCGGCGTCATAACGGATCGCCATGGCGTCATCCTCGATGCCATAAACCGACTCGCGCAGCAGGTCGGCATTCAGGCCAGCGCCGGCTTGCGCGCTTGAGGCAAGTTGCTGACCGATCGCAGCGCGACCCTGGCGCCGGATCTGCTCTTCTTTGACGCCTGCGGCAGCATAGGTCTGGCCGGCCTGGATCTCGGCCATCTTGGCGTTGTACTCGGCCATATTGGCATCTGATTGCGCGGCAGCGTTAGCTTGCCGGCCTTGTTGAATTGCGCCGATTCCGCCAAGCACCGCAGACGCCGCGAATATTGCTGGAAGTGCAGCCATTATGTGATCCTTGAAAACAAAAAGCAGGCCCCGCCGTCCGGCCGGAACCCGCGCATCGGAGCAGGCGTCTCCAGAGTAAAGCCCAAGAGATCGAGCCAGCGCATCCCAGGCATAAAGCCCTCGTCAACCCACGCCTCAATTCTCCTGTATTTCGAGGCCTTTAGGAACCCCGCGGCAAGCCGGTGAATGCTCAGCATGTGCTGGCCGGCGTCCTTGGAAAGCAGCGCCCAGGCCACAGCGCGATTCGGCCAGATCTCGGTCAGCCCGGCGCAGGCAATGACCCGATCGCCAGACAGCGCGGTAAAGGCTTGGCCGGACCGCTCAAGGCCGAGCGCGTACTCCCGGCTGGAAAGCTCGCCCGAGAAGTAGCTCTGCGCGTCCTGAAGCTCGAGCACAGACAAGTGAACAGCCCGCAGGGAAACGAGCCGAATCATCGCGCGTCATTGGTGACGATCTGGGGCATGATGGCCACCAGGACGGCGTTCACCGGCTGGTCGATCTCAAACCCCACGTATGCGTCCGTGTTGTACCCGTCAGGCCAAGGCACCACCTTGTCCCCGGTAAACAGCGGGGTCGGCTGATCCATGGCCGCGGTCGCCGGGCGCAGCAACAAGTTGTCCATCGGGCCGCCGTTGAGCGCACCATACTTGCCGCCCCCGGTGTATAGCAGGCGCAACACGCACTTGTGAATCCGCTTGGTCTTGCCCTGGCTCGTGCCATCCTGCGAGCCGGCCTCAAGCCGCATTGATCGATACCGCGCCGGGCACGGCAAGCCAATCTGGGCAGTGGCGGCCGCGATCTGCAGGGTGATGGCGCCAGAGGTCACGACGACATTCGGGTGAGGCGCGCCGTTCACCAGAACGCTGACCGTCTGGCCTTCCAGGTGCGACAGGCCCGAGATTGTCGTGGCCGCCGCGCCGGTGTAGGTCAGGCCAGAGTCCACATAGAACTGCGAGGCCTGCGTGTCGCCAGCGCGGTACGGGCGCTCAAGGTACTCGACGTAGCGCCTTGTCTGGCCATTGATTGTGCGCCTGACCACCAGCCAAAGCTCGGACCGATCGCCCTCGGCCGCGGGCATGACAGCGATCGACTCCACGATTCCAGCGCCGCCGATCGGGTGCCGGTGCCAGCCGCGCACGGCCTGCTCGTTGTTCCAAGTAAAGCCCAGCAGCGCGCCGTCAGCGCGGATGCACCAGACAACCTGATCGGGGTCTGGCGCAAAGGCCATCTGAGTGATGCCCGACGCCGTGATGTGCTCGGCCAGAACCGTGGTGTCGGTCGACTTGTAACCGTCCGAGCCAAAGTCAAACGACGCCTCGCGCGCCTTCAGGCCGGAACGCTGAACAAACAGCAGCGACTCAATGTTCTTGATCGGCGGAATTGCCCGAGATCCGAACGTCGAAATGACACGCGATCGCTTGTTGGCCGGGCCCAGCGGCTCACCGTTGGTCAACTCGCCAATTGCAAACTCGCCGCCCGCCGTGCCGGCCACCAGGTCGCGATCGCTTGCCAGCCACTGAACGTCGTTGATCTTGCCCGACACCAGCGCAACCGTAATGGCCATGTCGGCCGTCACCTGGCCATAGGTCTTTGGCGAGAAGTCGGTAAAGTCTGCCGACACCGATCCCCACAATGTCTGGCCGCGCCCGAACCACAGGCGCTCGCGAAAGAACGCCGCGTTTGATGGCCACCCCTCGACCTCAGACCACTCGCCAAATGCCCACCGGGTAGTGGCCAGTCCGGATCCAACAACCTGCGACGGCAGCCGGTCAACCACGGTTGCGGTGACCGTGGTCGCGCTGGTGAACCCGGTGATAAGCACGTAGCCATAGCCCGAGTCGCGGTATTGCCACTGCACGCCTGTGTGACCGTCAAAAAGGGCGCCCTCGGTATGCGTTGGCCGGATGGTGCCTGTTTGGTGCGAATTGAGCGCCTCGTAGGTCTTGCCATCAGAACGACAGCGGTCGCCGGCTGTCGTGCCTTTGCCGGCCTCCCAAGCAGGGATGGAATTGACGTCTCGCGCCTCAAGGTAAAACAGCGAACCGACGTGGCCAGCCTGAAAAATGTTTGCGCTGGCAATAAGCGTCACGCCGGCGCCGGTCTGGGCAGACGCATAGACAGTCGTCGCCGTGTCGTTCAGCGCCTTCCAAGGGCCTCCCGTTACCTCGTAGAGGCTTATCGTAAACGACGTAGCCGTCGTGCGCTTGAGCACGCGCGGCTGGTACTTTGAGTGCGCCAGATACAGGAAATCGGCAGACTGCACAAAGCGCAACCGCGGACTGCCGTCAGCATTGTAAAGGTCGGCCAGCGAATACGGCGTGACCACCTCGACAGGCACGCCAGGCGACGACTCCAGAATGCCGCGGACCTTGGTGATCGCATCCCACGTGTAAAAGCGCACGTAAAAGTCACCGAACTCAAGCATGTAGGCTTGGGTCACCGAGTATTCGAACGGGACCAGCAGCACCCTCTTGCTGTTGTCCTTGACCGCAGAAACGTAGCGCGTGCCGGCCCGGCGCTGGTTTGGCCCCTGCGTCGTCGGAATGAAGTTCTCAAGCAGCGATGCCCCGTTGGGGTACTTCTCGAACCCGACGCGGCCGGCCAGCAACGGCGACATTTCGCCGCTGTTGAAGTTCTCCAAGATAGGCGAGGACTTGCCCATCAGTCAGCTTCCTTTGCGTCCAGGAACGAGCCCCACGGAAACTCTTCAGGCGGGTTCTCAAGCGCGTCCTGCCTGGCGGCCTCGGACAGCGCAAACTTGTAGGCTTGGGCTGCAGCGTCGTGCTTTGTGTTTGATTGCGTCAGCGCCTCGCAGGCCTCCATCGCCAGCTTGCAGGCAAACACCTCGACGAACAGTGCGTCGAACAGCGCCGCGTTCTCAATCCGGGCCTTGTAGCGCACATTCAGCGGCGCCTCGAAGTCACAAAGCAGCCTGCCGCCCTCAATCGACCAGGGCGCCTTGCGGTCTCTCAAGCGCGCATAGAACTCGTTGACCTGCACCAGGCCAAGGTAATCGTCAGGCAATGGGTACTGGTACTGGTAACCCCAGGCAGGGGCCTCGACCAACGCCGACAAGCTCGTGCGCTTGATCGAAAACTTCCAGGTGTAGCGCCGGATCTCGGCATCGCGCACGTCGTAGAACATGCTGTTAATGACGCGCGCAGACTGCGTCTCATCGGAGAGCAGAAGGATGCGATCGGCGCCGAGCTTGGTCAGTGCGCGATTGGCAATGGTGACATCAGACGCCATGGCAACCCCTTAAATCATGATTGATTTGCGAAAAGCCTAGCAACGGCGACGTCGACGCAAATACACAAGCAAGCCACCGCTCACAACAACAGGCGGTGTGCCAGACCCCTTAAACAACAGCAATAGCATGAATTAGGTCAGGGTCAAAAGTTTGTTTAAGGTCGTCTCCAACTCGGTCAGCTTTACGTCAATTGCCGTAATTTGTTCAACGTCACCAAGCCTCTCGGCCGAAACGCGAAGCTGACCAAGATAAGCTATCTGCGCTTTGCACATGTCAATCAAACTAACAATGCTGATTGCCATCAAATCACCAACTGCCTAAGCATCACCGACGATGTGTTGAGGACCATATGCGCGTAAGTGATCTCTGTCGCCCCGTCGCGATACGTCACGTCAAAAGCCGTGTCTCCAACAACGGCGGCCCCCTGCGGATAAGCCATAGCGCCCCAGCCATCCATTTCACTCCGCGCAAAATTAAACCGGAACCAGCGACCGGTGATGTCCTTTTGCATGTAAAGGTAACTGCCGTTGTAAATATGTTTTGTGCCCGCTCCAAAAACCTCAAACGCGGGCGCGTAAGTAACGATTGGAGTCCAGGCGTTTGACGGGATATCGTAGTAATCCAAAATTGCGCCGGCCGCGCCTCGGAAAGAATAAATTCGACGGCCATTCAAAATGGTGTTTTCAACATTCCACTCAGCCTCCGCCACGTCCCACACCCAATGACCGGACATGCCTGCGCCTGGCGCCGCGCCGCGAGGGGTCGTTGGAGTTATTAACTGCCAGTTATTCCCCGAAATGCTGTAACGATACAGGTTCGCATTGTTGTTTCCAATCCAATACAAAAAGTCGTCATTACCTTCAATGACGTATTTGCTTGTATTGTCAATAGCAGTCGTCCAGTGACCGCCGGCCGTGACCGTAATCTGCGTCGCCGTGTTGCTGGCAATCGGTCGAAACTGCCCGGCTCCAGCGCCTTCCGTGATTCGCAGTTGAAAGGCGTTAGCCCACTGGTTGGTCGCCCAATTTTTTGTGGTGTCATTGAGCACAAGAGCGCCGCCAGAGGAAGCGTTTCCGCTACCAAAAGTATGGTAGGCGGAATCAAACCAAGACGGCGTGCCTATTAACCTGCAATCCGTGCCAATTGTGCCGCCAGGCAAACCGGTCGCAGACAAGGTCAGCCAAGAGTTTGTTGCAAAATCATACTTTTTAAAAGCGCCCGCACCAAGAATGCCGGCACTTAGGCAATACCAAACAGGAGTGATTAGCCTGTACAAGGTAGTGTTATCAAAATCAAAAGTCTCCGGCGGACCCTCAAACCTGATAGTAGAAGAACCGCTAGTCTGCGTGTTTGATGCAATGACTTTGGTTTTGCCAGCATTCGGCCCGCCCATGATGTGCACCGAATAACCGCGCAAATCTCGAGCCAATGTTTGGTTTGTATCTATGCTCGTCTTCGTGCCTGCGGTAGCTTGCAAATAAAACACACCGACCGCCAAGCCGGTGCTGAAGCTGCCAGCAACCCCGCAGGCGCCCGCGCCAAAAGTTCCCCCCAAGGCCGGATTCGGCGTTGCAATCCAGCCGTCCTCAAGCGGACTGTACAGATATGCAGCCGTTGCGGCCTGCACATACAACTGCTGCTGGCGAAAATGACGAGATGACGCAATAAACGAACCCGCCCCCGAAACGACCGGCGCAGGCGTGCACCACTCCCATCGCTTTAGGTCAAGGATCTTTCTGTTCCCATTGGTTGTCGTCATGGATCAACTCACCACAATATTACGGCGCACAGCTTCCGCGCCTAGTCGCATCAACGACGGGACCTGCTCGTTTGCTGCAATGCCGCCAACGTTCGCCTGGTTTGCCAGGGTGGTGATTGACGTCACCGTGCTGACAGTACCGACGGTCGTGAGGGTTGCCAGCGTCAGGCCAGCGGTGATGCTGTCCAGCGCCACCCGCATACGCGCCCCAGCATCAGGCTGCATTTGACCGATTGACCTGGACAGAGAATGCACGGCCATCCGCATAGCCTCAATCGCCTCGACCAACTCGCCGGTCGCCGCCATTGGCAACGGAGCGTCAGCCGATACAGGGTTGGCCTCCCCGTCAGCGCCATAGGCCATCTTGACAAGCTGAAACTGACGCCCGCCGACGTCATCAGTCGCGATGACCGATCCATCGCCAGGAAGTGTGACGTCATCAGCCATTGATCAAGCCCCCAGCAAAACAGCAGCCTGCGCCTTGAGCGTGTCCAGTTTCGCCTGAAGCTGCTCAGTCTCAGCGGCCACGGCATCCCGGGCCTCGTTTGCCCGCTCAAGCACATCGGCCGCGGCGGCCGTCAACTCATCCGCCTCAACCTTGGCGTTGGCAAGCGTTAGCCTGGCAGCAGCCAAGCAATCCTCGGCCTTGCTTTGTGCTTCCTTCACGACCAGGTCAGACTGGCGGGTCGCCGCCTCAATTGTTTTTTGAGCCTTGTCATGCTCGGCCTTGGTCGCAGACTTGATCTTGACCAACTCGGCCTTGGCAGCCTCAATCTGAGGCTTGAGCGCGTCAATCGCAGCATTGGCCTCTGCATGAGCTTGCACGGCGGTGCCGGCCAACTCGAGCGCCTGGGCAACCTCCTCAAAGGCTTTGAAACCCCGAAGCAAACGCCTGGCCTCGTCGGCCGCACTGATCAATTCGTTCGACATGAAAATCACTCCTTTGCCAACAGCAAAACGGTCAACGACGTCGATGCGTCACCGGTGATCACCGGGCGGACCAGCATCGTCGCCTCGCTGACCATCTCAATCTTGGCGGACGTAAACAACAGCGGGTTGCCTTGCGGATCAGTCAGCACCGCCCAGTTGACGCCGTCGTTCGAGCCCTGGAACGACACCGCGCCACCGACGCCGAACGTGCCAAAGACCTGCACAGACTTGTCAGTGTACTGCGCGGCCTGCAGCGGCTCGGCCGTGTCAGAAGGCGTGACGTTGTCCCAGTGCGCGACATAAGCTACCTGCGTCTGCGTCGGGGTTCGATACGATTGAATCAGCATGTCGTGTCCTTGGCGGATAAAAAAACGGGACCACTTGCGATCCCGTTAGGTTGTTTTGCGGGCCGCTTCAGATCGCCTCGTCGTCCTCGTCGCCTACAGGACCAGGCTCGGCACGCGTGCGCCGCACCCTGCCCGCGGGCTTCGACTCAGCCTCGACCGCGGTAAACCACGAGCCCTTGGCACCATCCGGCACCTCAAACTCGTCGCCCACCTCGCGGAAGCACCCAAGGTAACCTTGAGCAGTAGCAACAACCCGCATGATCAGGCGACCGAGAAGCCGCTGGCACCGTACTGCTGAGCCTGGACGTCAAGCGCGAGCATTGCCGAGGCAGTGCCGCCCGTGGTCGTGGCGCCCGAGATACGGAACACGACACGCAAATAACGACGCAAACCAAGCGGCACGCGCAGGCGGGCCAGGTCGCTGTTGGCCACGGCAGAAGCCACGCCAATCACCTTGCCGGCCTCGGCGTCAGCATAGGTCGAGTTGTCTGCCGAATCCTGCAGGACAACTTGAATCGATGCGCCAGCGCCAACCAGCGCGGCATCCATCTTGGCAAACACGTAGAAGTTCTGGCCAATGCCAGTATCGGCAGCGGCGCCGGTGTCGTAGACGTCGGTCGAAACCGCATCGCCGACCGCGCGGGCCACGCTCAGCGCGGTGCAAAAGGTATTCTGTGTGTCGAGGATCATGACTATTCCTTGAAATGAAAAGGCGGCAAACCAGGGGCCGAGGCCCCCGGCGTATCAGGTCACGCGACCCTCAGTGGACAGGATGCGATCGACAGTGCGAACCGGAATCCCCAGGAAAGTCGTCGTGCCGTTGTTCACCGAGCCAGGCGCCACGGTTCCAAACTGGCTGACCCCAGGCTGAACCGCCAGCACGCCATTGGCACGGTCCATCGCCGCAATGGCGAGGAACTCCTTGACCGTCCGGTTTGCATAAAACACCGGACGACCCATGCCCATCATCGGGATGCGAGCCATCGCGCGGATCATGCACTTGATCAGAGCGGTCGATGCCGTGGCAGCCTGAGTGCTGGTCTGGCCAACGAGGTCCGACACGTCGATGTTGCAAATGCGAACTGCATAGCGCCAGTCACGCACGGCCAGGCCAACGTCCCACTTCCACAGATCGGCATAGGCACGGTAGCGGTTGTTCGAAGCGTCGAATGCGTCGATTTCGCCCAGATCCTGGTGATTCAGACCTGCCTGCGAGCCCTTGGGGTAGATGCCGGTGATCGTGTTCTCACCGAACACCACAAGCCAGACGGACGTGTTGTCCGAGCCGGTGCCGCCTGCGTCGATCACGTTCTGGCTGGTCGGCACAGAAGCGGACACAGTGTTGTAGCGCGGGGTCAGACCGGTGAAACGCTCCGGGTTGACCGAGGTGTCGCCATAGATCAGCGTCTCGCCGAACATCTGGTTCATGCCCTCGATCTCGGCCATTGCTTCCGACATGCGGAACTGCGCCGTGTTGCCGTTCAGGCTTGCGACCTTGCAGTCGATCTCGTTGCGCGCCTCAAGCATGCCGCAAGTGTCAACGACCTGAGCGCGCAGGCTCTTGGTCGGCTGAACACCCTGATACAACTTGCGCCAGGTCGGCTGCGGCAAGCCAGTGCGGATCGTGCTCTGGTGACCGGTCGGCAGGTTGCCTTCGATAAAGGTCATGTCCTGCACGATTTCATTCGACTGCGCGAGCAGTTCGATGACCGTGGCGGTCGATCCGTTCGGATCGATTGACTTTGAAAAGTCGAGCAAAGTGACCGCGCCGGCTTTAGTGGGGAGTGTGGCCATTGATTAAGCTCCGGTAAAATAGTGAGGATCACTCGATGCCTCTTCGTCAACCGGCACCAATTGCTCGCGAAGATACAACACGAAAGCGATTCGTGCAAGCAGGGCAACCATCGGTCAGCCTGCGCCAGGATACAAACGCTCAGCAAGCGACTTTGTGGCGACCGCGCCGCCGTTGTTCGAGCCCATGCCAGCCGCGTCGTGCTCGCCCAAACCCTTGCCAATGCCGTGCAAAAGCTGAATCGTCGCCTTGTAACCGATCTTCGACTCAATCGCGGAAATTACCTCACCGGCCTTGTCCGCGGGCATGAACTGCTGCACCGCCAGCTTGGCAAAATGCATGTTGGCGTCGTGCGCCTGGCCCCACTCGTTCCTAAGCTCCGTCGCCTCAGCCACGTTCTTGCTGTTCATGGCAGCCGCAGCAGCCGCATCGGCCGCGTCCATCTCGGAAATCTGGGCGGCCACCATTGCATTCCAGTCGGCGGCCAAGCCCTTGGCCTGCTCAGCGGTCACGCCGTGCTTGTGCAGCACAGGCGCCATCTGCTTTGCAAACGACCCGTCATCGCCATCCGGCACCGATAGCTCGTATCCATCGGGCGTCTCCGGCCGGCCAATCTGGGCATAGAACGCAGACCAGTCCTCCGGCGTTGCGTCCTTGCCGGGCACGACAAGCGCGGCCGGCGCAGCAGGCGCGACAGGCGCGGCAGGATCTGTCGGGGTGACGGCGGCAGGCGCAGCAGCGGGCGCAACAGCGGGCGCAGTATCGCCAACCAGCGCGCCAGCGGCGCTCACCGGCGCGGCAGGAGCGGCGACCGGCGTGGCCGGGGTGGCCGGGGTGGCAGGGGCATTGGTATCAGACATCTTCTTGATCCTTGAATCGTTGTAGGGTTTCGTCGGACAGGTTCAAAGTTTGCGTGATTCGAAGCCAGACTTCTCGCCTGCCCTCTGCCACCGCCGTGGCATGCGTGTCGATGTGACCATCCTTGGCCACCACGACGCACGACTGATCCGCACGGCAGAACTCGCGCAGATCCTTGATGATCGCCTTCAGGTGCTCCTCTTGCATGTCGCCACGCCAGAACACCGAGCGGTAGTGCTCGCGCAGATTCCAGAACTTGAGGAACAGGCTCATGCAATCCCGGGCAGCATCTCGCTGGGCTCAGCACCAGCAATCGACTGCGCCTGAGCGATGTCTTTGGCCGCACTGGCAGCCACCGGCGCCGCTTCGAGAATCTGCTGAATCTGCGCCTGCTCTGCCGCGGCCTGGTCGATGCCCTCCATCTCTTCGTCGGTGTACAGCAGCCTGGCCGGCATGCCGTTCAAGCGGGCCAACTCCTCGCTGATCTTGTCGACGTTGAAACGCTTGAACACAGACGGGCCAGCCACCTGGGCGATCGGCGCCAACTGCTCGAACGTCCGCAGGATGGCCACGCCGCCCTCGGCCTCGCGAGCGCGCGACAGCGGACTGTCGTACTCGATCTCGAACAGGCCGCCCGCCTCGGCCAGCTTCTCTGGCATTTCGGGCAATTGCCCAGCGGCAGCCAAGATGTCAAGCTCGCGCATCAGCATGACTGACAAAAACTCCGACTCGATGCGAGCGCCAGTCGGGCCGATAAGCTGACCCTTCTCCTGCGCGCGCAGCATCGCCTCGGTCGCCGTGATGTTCGGCTTGTCAACCAGGATCTGAAACAAAGTCGATAGCAGCGCGTCATTGATGATCGCGCGCTTCTGGTCCATCAGTTCCATGCCGATGTTCACGTTCTGGCCCATGTTCAAAGGCTGCACCAGCGGCCGGCCAGAGTCATCGACCCCGCCATAGTTCAGCGCACCAGGCGTCAGGCGCATGGCGTCCAGAATGCCGTCACGGTGAACCAGCATCGGCGGCAGCAGGGCAAGCTGGGCAGCCTGAATGGTCGTGCGGTTCATCTCGTTCAGCATCTTGACGTCGGGCAGGATCGTCATGCAAGGCGATCGGCCATACACGTCGCCGGCCGTGAGGTCATACCGGCAGACCGCGTAAGGAAACGCACGGAAGCCGCCCTCCTCGATCACCTCGCGAGTGTCGTAGGAGATGTAGTACGAAATGAACTCCATGCCGCGGTAGTCCTTGCGCGACACGTCCGCATCGGCCCTGGGCTTGACGACGTGCAAGAACCGATACTCGGTCTCGGGCATTTTCTCGGCAGCATTCAGGATCACGCGCGGCAGCTTGGTGCCCCACCGCTCGTAGGCCTGGCGCGCAGTCCAGAACCAGTCGCGATGCACCAGATCCACGATGCCGTACTCATTTTCGGCAAAGTACAACTGCTTCATCGGCACCGATCGGTAGAACAGCGACCGACCCGGGCGCTCGCCGGTGTACATGCCCATGCTGCCGAACTTGCCGGCTTGGTAGTACGAGCCCTGCACCTCGGTGTCAAAGTTTGCAGCGTACCGTGCCGCGAACAGTCGCTTGTTCACCTCTTCAAGGTAGCGCGTGACTTCCTGGTCGTCGTTCAACTCCTCGTTCGAGGCCTTGAGCTTGTGCCAGGCCTGATTGCGCGGGGTCACCAGCGAATGAATCGCCGACTTGAACCGGTCAAGCGCCAGGCCGGGCGTGGCATCAAACACCTTGTCGGTGTTCTGCTGACCCTTTGTGACATTGGCAACGGTCGATGAGAACTGCACATCGGTCGGATTGATGCGGTCCTCAATCTGCTGCCAGACCTTCTCAAAGGTCGTGCGCTGGGTCTTCAGCCGCTCGTGCTGAAGCAGGCAAGTGTCTGCGCGCGAGTCGGCCATGGCGATTACATCCCAAGCAACGACTTGCTGGCCACCGAGCCGGCGGTCGAGCCCAAGTCGCCAGCACCGGTAACGGTCGCCTGCATGCCCCTGCGACGACGCATGATATCCGCCATGCCGCGGTCAACTTGCTCCTGGTTCACGACCGGCGCTTTGACCTCGATCGGGGCCGGTGCCTGCTGGACTTGAGGTGCCTTAAACAATGCTGCCATGGTCGCTCCTACGAAAAGACTGCGTACTCAGTTTCGGCACGAGGCGGAAGATCCGAGGCGTCACGGGCCGGAAACGCGAATGTTAGCGCAAGACTGTCCGCCCTGTCTGGAGATTTGATGCCGCGGCGCTTGGCATCCTCTTTCGACTCCATAAGCAAAGCGCCACCGCGGAACTCGTACTGCAGCGCCGTGAGGTCAGTTGATAGCTCAGGGTCGCTCGGGATGACCGCGCCGTTCTTCAGGTACTCGCGCAGGTCGCGCCACATCCTGGCTCGCAGGTTGAAGTTCTGACCATCGGACAAGCGCAGGCTTGAATTGACGTCCACTGTCTGACGCGGATACTTGCGCCGCAGAAGGTCGGCCACACCGGCACCAATGCCGATCGTGTCAACCGCGATCTGAGCGGGGATCTCGCCCCAGTCCTCAATGGCTCGAATGACCCGGCCGACCACATCGACCACGTCGCACTGGCCAAACACGATCTGTGGGTAAACCACGCGACCCCGGCGAAGCGTGATCGCCGACTTGTCGTCGCCAAACCGGGCCACGTCAACGCCCATCATGAGCGGGCCAATAGCCTGCACGTCGGCCGGGCCGCGGTGCCGAGCGGCCAGCACAATCTCACCAGCAATCCACGCGTTCGACACCGATGCGGTGTACGAGCGATCAATCTCCTGCGCCACGATAACAGGATCCAGCGCATCGGCCTGGCGCTCGTACCAAGCCTGATCTTTGCGCGGATCGTCATGCCAGTCGAACACAAAGACCTTGATCTTGCCGCTGTGCCGCTTGCGATAGAACGGATTACCGGCGCCGTTCGGCGTTGAAACGTCACCCTTGCAGTTTGAGGTCTGCGACAGCGCCGCGTCGATCGCATCAGGCCGCTCGTAAAACGCCGATTCGTCCTTGAAATAGATCGAAGTTCGGTTGCCGCGGCCAATGTTGTCGCCGGACTCACCGACGATCGTGCTGCCATTCTCAGGGTTGACGATTCGCATGCTCAGCGCATGGGCGCGCTCGCTGTACCCCGCGGGCTTGAACTCAACCGGAAGCAGGTTCAGCGCCTCGCGGATCTTCCAGAACAGGGACTTTGGGTCGCCGAGCTTGTCGACGTACTCTTCCTTCCTCGAACCAAAGCCGACAACAGTACCCGGGTGAAACAGCCACATCCAGGTGGCGATCGCCACGCACAGCCAACTGACGCCCATGTCGCGTGACTTCTCGCACAGCCAGTCCTCGCGGGCCCGCCAACGCGCCACCACAAACTCGACAAACTCCGCCTGCTTGGGAAACAGCAGGAACGGAATCACAGAATCAATGCCACGCTCCACGTTGCGTGGATCAAACGTGCACATCCAGTCGGTGATGAACTCGACCGGGTGATCGGCATAAAACGCCTTCAGACCAGGCAGCATGCCAGGCTCAGCCCGCAACCGATTGAGCCGCTCTATCCTTGCAGCCCAAACCGGCGCGTAGTCCGGGTTCTTCCAGTCAAAGTCAGCCGGAACGGTCACGCAGAACCGCCCAGGAGCCGCTTGTAGGCCTCGGACGGGTCCAGAGTCACATTCGCCTCAGTCTGCACCGGCGGAAGCCCCTCAGCCCCGCCAATGGCCAGCTTGTCGCCATACCTGCGCGGGTCCCACTTGGCCAGCAACTTGAGCCTGGTCTCGATCTGCAGCTTGCGATGGCCCAGCGCGTCCTGGCGCGTCGTCTCAACACCCAGCGCAGTCGACCTCTCAATGACCGCCTCGACCGGCGTGTCGGCGATCTCCAACGCTTGCAGCGCGATCTGGTCGAACCCATCATCGCGCGCGTGCGCGAACCGGGCGGCCAGTTCGGGTGTGCGCGCCTTCCAATCGTGAAACGTCCTCACCGCAGGCATATGCTCGTCACGGCAAATCGCCGCCAGAGGCTCGCCCATAGACAGCCTGGCTATCACCTCATCAAAGGCTGCCTGCGTAAACGTGTCGCCGGTGTTCTTTCGAGCCGCCATAGGTCACCGAGTTTGCATGAGAACGTCAAGCCGGGCCCTGACACGCGCCCATTGATCCGGTTCGAGCGCGGCCTTCAGGGCAACAGCACGCTCACGCCGAAACCGCTTGGGCGAGCCCATCAGCCCGCGGGCAGCGCAGCATAACTGACCGGAAAAAAGGATGTGCGCCGGGTTCGACTCGGCCAGCTTGCAATCGTGGCAGGGATTCATGGTCGGAATTTAACGCAAAGAGATGAGGTTCGCAACGGTCGGCAGAAAACCAGCCAATGACGCCACCCGTCACCATGACAACAAATGTCATTGAGGCGCCCGTTTCTCACGCGGGCCTCGCGCACCCTCAGTTTCCCCCCTTTACTACTACTACTACTATATAAAGAGTCATAGGTGTCATAGTGGTATTAGTCACCGACAATCAATGACTTACAGAATGACGCATCATCTGAGAGGCGTCATTAGGGTGTCAGGAACAAGCATCAATCGGCTGGTCCCGGTGCGTTTTGCTCGACCGCCGTTCAGACCTCGGATAATTGTGCCGGCCTTCGTCACATCTGACTTTGTCGGCTGCTGACGCCCGAGCTTCATCAAGACGTCGGTTGCAGTGCGCCAATTCCAGTAATGATCGGTCGACTGCCAGTCCAAACCATTGCTGATCAGGTCCTCAATGGGGTCAATAACCTCGAAATCCTTGTTGTGCTCGTTGAGCAATTCCATCTCTTCGGGCTGCAGAAACCACGACTCGCCGGCGCTCCACATGGCGTGAACCTGCGCCCAGCACTGCTGCATGTCAATGCCGTGCGAATGGTCCAGGGCCTCACACTCAATCGTCCAGTAGCGCCGGTTGCCGGTCTCATCGTGCAGGTAGTTTTTTGGGTTGACGCTGGCAAAGAACACCGTGCGCCGAGCAAAGGCGCTCTCCTTGCGCGCGTAGGCCCGGCGCAGCACGTCGCGATCGCTGGT